CCCACCTACTGCTGGGATAGTGCTAGGGCCGTTGCGGAAGCCTGAGTAGCGTTCTCTAGGGTGCATTCTAGGATTACGTCCACTCGGTAGTCTCCAGTGCCTAGATTGATAGAGGATTCAGTTCCCAAGAAGAGGGAATCAACACCAATGAGGTAGCCCTTTGCAAAGTCGGAAGGGTTGAGGTCATAGGAGTCAGTGACGAATCCAGTCTGGAAGTCTGCGGCTGCTGATCCATCCTCAGCAATCTGGGTGTTGTGGGCTGTCATTTGCCCAGAGGCGACAACCGACTTGTCTGACATGTAGATTAGATCAGCCTGTGACTCTGTGGTTAATTGCCAGCCTATCCCAAATGCGGCCGTTGCACTCATTGGGGTTTCAGCAGCGTCAGAATCTCTGATTGCAACTTGGATACTGTGTATCCTCAGCAAAGTGCTGGATTTGACACCCAGATTTACGAATGATCCTAGATCTATTTCCTTCTCTGCGTATGTTGCGTTACCTGTTACTTGCGCCCTGATGTAAAATGCATCGGATTTTGCCATGCGATCTACCCGTCTCGAGATACCTTATGAAAATTATTATTATTATTTTTTTACAGATGGGGCGAATGAATAGACTTTCCCGAGGAGTGAAACCCGGTCTAGACAGCCCCGAGTGGCTCTTTGGCAGAAAGTGTATAAATTCTAGGTGATCTATGGGCAAAAACCCGCGAAAAGGGAGTGAAAAAAATGAGAGTAAGAAAACATGCAAAAAAAATAACAGCATTGGAGGAGAAAATTTTGGAGGATGGAGAAATGAATTCCATCGAAATCCATGATTGGTTGAACGCGAGGATCAGAATGGGAGTCACAATGAATTGGGTTGGAAACATCCTCTCGAAATGTGGCCTTTTCGAAAAGACAGGAATGCAAAGAATCGGCGGATATTCAGGAAATTATTCCGTAGCCGTTTGGGATTCTCGCAGGAGGGATCAAGAATGACTCCCGAAGAGTTCGCAGGGATGCAGAGAAAGTATCAGAATGCAACAAAACAATGCTCCGTGATCCTCGAAGGAGTGGCAGTTGGGTTCATTCTGAACAAGAAGAAGAGGGCTGGATTCTCTGGCTCTCGAGGGAGATACATTTCCCACTGCATCGAGAGCCATGAGAGATGCAAAATCAACCAGATTGAGTTAGATGAGAAGGATGAGATCATTGATTCCCTCTGGAAGACAATCCATCGACTCCAGAAAGTCATCAAAGAAGACGCTAGAGTCCCTCCAGAGTGAGTTTAGAACGCAATTTCCCCCCTCGATTGCCCTTCAATGGGGGGGGGAAACCACCATTTCCGGAATCCGGAAGGACTGCAGCACTATTTCTTTCCGGAATCCATATCCCTGGTTGATTGAATCTGGAAATTAGCTTCGAAGCTAATTTCCAGAATCCGGATTTCATATCAACCCGAAGTGATCTGCAGAAAGACCAGCACCGCCAATGGCAGCAAGGACATACAAACAGAGGCGAACCACGCCCAGAAAATCCTTGAGAACCTCTGCCTCTCTTTCTCCGAGATCATCAGCCACAGGAATCACGCCTGAGATTTGTTCCTTACCATCGATAGCGCACCCTGCCAATCAGTAATGTCGTATTTTTCTAACTCGATTAGGTAATTTATTTTCTGACCATCCCCATCTGATGAATATGCTTGAATAAACAAATCCTCCACAATCATGTTATCGGGATCGATAATGGCATATCTGTCATCAGATAGTTGGGAAGTACCAGATCCAATCTTAGCGAAACTCCAACCCACTTCGATACTTGAGCCCCAGTTCCAAGTCTGTCCCTGAAGAGAGGTTCCCGGTTCGGTTACTAATTTGCAACTGCAATTCTGAGGATCAACTGTCGTGTCTGGATATACCTCAAATCTTGTTATCCTGTAACCAGTATCGAACCTACCATCAAACAGCCGGATTTCCTTCTCGGTCCCATGTAGGGTTTGACCCGTCACGGTGTATTTATCGATAAATTTCACAATCCTCTCCTCCTGATCCTGTGTGCTTCTTTCATCACTCTGGCTTGGTCATATCCCTTCTTGAAAGAGCCATCCTTCTTCCTAGCCTTCGCGTTAGCCTTCTTGAGCGCACTAGCCATGCCTTTGACGGCCTTCCCAGCCTTTCTACGGACTGGCCTCGTCTCCTTCTGGATCGTTCTAGCGGCTCGTCCGACTCTCTTGACATTGGAAGCAGTCCTCTCTAGGAGTTCGAGGTATTCCTCGACACTCATCCTGACTTCTGCGGCCACTGATCCCACCTACTGCTGGGATAGTGCTAGGGCCGTTGCGGAAGCCTGAGTAGCGTTCTCTAGGGTGCATTCTAGGATTACGTCCACTCGGTAGTCTCCAGTGCCTAGATTGATAGAGGATTCAGTTCCCA